TCAAAAGAGTATTATTTTTCTCCTGTTGTGGTTCGTGAACGCCCAGAAGATCCGCCAAAGTGGTGGTCATACAATTTTGAGTTTCATACAGATCTTCGGGCGAAGCTGGTAAATCCTCAGTATGGCGACGTTACCGATGTAGACGAAGGAACTGACATTATCGTGACGAAGAAGACTCCAAAAGAAACTGGTACTGAGTTTGGCAAGATTAACAAGGAATGGGATCGAGCGGTTAGCAAGTTAGCAGAGTCCGACGAGGCGGTTAAGAAGCTTCTTGATTCTGTCCCAGATTTTCATCAAGTGTTTCCTCGCAAGAGCACTGAGGAAATCCAGTCGATCGTTGATAAGTTCATGTCGAAGAGTGATAACGCGCCTGAAGACGTTCCTGGCGCAGAGCCCGCAGGGTCGAGCGAGACTGCACAGTATGGCGCAGCACCGGCAGTAGAGAAGACTGGCAACCCCGATATTGATGCGGCGTTTGCCAGCGTTGAAGAAGATGCTGATAAGCAGTAAGTAGGCGACTGGCGGGAACAGGACGGGGGTTAACAGCCCCCGTCTTTTTTTTAAGGAGAATATAAATGGGTCGACCAAGAAAAGATGAAGAAACAAAAGCTGGTAAATTATCGGCGGACGACATTCGGGCGATTATCAATAAAAAAGAAGGAAACAAGATTGCTTTTAATCTTGCAGAAGAGGATGTAACAAAGATTAGGGATTGGATTAGTACGGGATCGTTTTTATTGGATCTTTCAATTGTTAATGGACAAGAAGCTGGCATTCCGGCTGGAAGATTTACGGAGCTGGCCGGGCTTGAAGGAACGGGCAAGAGCTATATGTCCGCACAGATTATGGCCAACGCCCAGAAAAAGGGATATAATGTAATTTTCTTTGAGTCGGAATTTGGCTCAAGCGCCCAATTCCTCGAAAAAGCAGGAATTAATTTACAAGAGTTGACTTATGTTCCTACAATCACCTGTGAAAACGTTTTGGAACATATTGAAAGCTTGCTTGGAGCGGTTTCGAAGGAAGAGGCGGCAAAGTTGTTTTTTGTTTGGGACTCTTTGGCAAACACCCCAACAAAGGCAGAGTCAGAATTAGAAAAGATCGATCCTACTGCTGCGGTTTCAGAGAAAGCAAGAATTATGTCATTAGGGCTCAAAAAGCTTATTATGCCCGTGGCTACGTCTGGCGGCGTTTTAATTCTTAATCAGCTTAAAACCGTTATTGATTCATCAATCAACATGAAATACGCCACCGATGAACAAAAGTTCTTCACCCCAGGTGGAAAAAGTTTACTATATGCGTACTCTCTCCGGGTATGGTTAACAAAGCCAAAATCTAAAGATTCTTTTATTTATAACGACAAGGGAAATAAAATTGGTTCTACTGTTAAAGCAAAAATGGTAAAAGATCGATTTGGAAATGAAGGAAAAGTTTGTGAGTTCAAAATTCTTTGGGGAGAAGATCCTCCGTCTATTCAAGATGAGGATTCTTGGCTTCAAATTGTTGAAAAATCTCCACATTATACGGGAGGAGTTTGGAGAACTCTTAAATATGAAAATGGAGAAATAGAAAAGTTCCAATCTGGAGATTGGAAACAGAAATTGCAAAATCAGAAATTCCGTGATAGAGTGGTTTTTATAATTAGAGAAGAGATGTTGATAAAAGGAAATAGTCTTAAAGAAGAGGCGGAAGATGATAAAGGAGGAGAGGATTAACGATAATTATATTCTTTCTAATCGTCAGCGAAGAATTATTGAAATCGCAGCAAAGACTGCTGCAACAAGCGATTGTTTGCACAAACATGGCGCGGTTTTGATTGGTCCTGGAGGGACCGTTGTTAATCTTTCTTGCAATAAAAATGAGTTTTGTGCATTTGGTACTCGTTTTTTGAAGAAGGGGGGTAATTATTCGTATGGCACGAAGCATTCCGAAATTGGAGCTTGTCTTAATATGCCAAGACAGTTGACAGAAGGTGGAATAATTTATGTTGTAAGGACTAATCATCGAGGAGAGCTAAAAAATTCTTCTCCGTGCTCGCTCTGTCAGGCAGTGGCCCGATATTGTGGGATAAAGAAATTTATTTATTCGACTAATGAAGGGTTTGGAGAAATGAGGCTTTGAAACGTATCTTAATCATAGACGCACTTAACCTTTTCATAAAGAATTTTATCGTGAATCCAACCCTGTCAAATAACGGAATTCCCGTTGGAGGGGTCGTGGGCTTTCTTCAGTCTCTTCAAAAGCTTTGTCGAGAAATAAACCCTGGGGCCATATTTTGCGTTTGGGATGGCGGTGGCGGAAGTTTGAAGCGCAAGAGGCAAAATAAAGATTATAAAAATGGTAGAAAAGTTGCTAGATTGAACCGTGCATATAAATTAATGGAAGACGCTGAAAATATTGAGAATGAATTGTGGCAACAATCAAGACTTCTCAATTATTTAAACAATCTTCCCATCATCCAATTTATGTACGATTCCGTCGAAGCCGATGATATTATTGCAATTCTGGCTCACCATCCAGCATATCAAAATGACCAGAAAGTTATTGTTTCTTCCGACAAAGATTTCATTCAATTATGTGATAGCAAAACGATCTTATATCGCCCCACTCAAAGTGAAATATTAACCACAAAAACTGTAATAGAAAAGTTTAATATTCATCCTAATAACTTTTGTCTTGCGAGGTCTCTTTCAGGCGACAAAAGCGACAACTTAAAAGGGGTTGAGGGCGCTGGTTTGCCAACAATTGCCAAACGTTTTCCTTTTTTGGTAGAGGAAAAATCTTATACAATCAACGACGTTGTTCAACACGCTCAAAAACAGATAGAAGAAAATAAAAAGGCGCCTCTAATTTATGCTAAAGTTGCCTCTAGTTCGGATGTAATTAAAGAGAACTATAGTTTGATGCAGCTCGCCGCTCCAACAGTCAGTTACGATGTAAAAGAAAAACTTAACTATGTATTAGAGAGCTTTGAACCAACTTTAAATCGTACTTATTTTATTCAGTACAGTGTCACAGATGGTTTTGCGGAGATAAATTTTGAGCCATTATTTCGACAAATGTCTAAAATCGTGGCACAATACCAAGATCAGAAGAAATAAACCCTGAAAGGCGTGCCGAATGACTCCTAGAATAATTGATCGAGAGACTTACTCTAAGTTTGGCGTGGATTTTCAGGAAAAATTGGTACAGATAATTTTTGAGGAACGTTCTTTCTGCGATCAAATCATGGAAGTGATGGACGTTAAGTTTTTTGAGCTAGAATATTTACGAGTCTTTTTAATTAAGCTGGAAGAGTATCGACAAAAATATAAGTCGCATCCAACCATTGAAACAATGCACTCGATTTTGCTATCAGAATGTTCGGAAGGGAACGAAGCTGTTAATAAGCAACTTTCAGATTATTTTTTTTCTTTCTCTTCGCGTCAAATCATTGACCGCGATTTCATTAAAGACGCTTCGTTGGACTTTGCCAAGAAACAAGATTTAAAAAAGGCAATGTTGAAGTGTGTACCTTTGATCGGCACATCGTCATTTGATGAGATTTCCAAAATTCTTAATGCGTCTTTGTCTCTCGGGCTGGACACCAACTTTGGATATGACTATTTGAGAGATTTTGAAATGCGCTATGAGGTGAAGTCTCGCAACCCAGTATCGACCGGGTGGACTGAGGTTGACAGGATTACTCAAGGCGGTCTTGCAGGTGGAGAGCTTGGAGTTGTAATCGGTTCTAGTGGTGGCGGCAAGAGTATGATTCTTGTTCACCTTGGAGCCGCTGCGCTGAGAGAGGGAAAGAATGTAATCTTTTATACTTTGGAACTATCTGACAGAGCAATTGGCAAGCGCTTTGATTCTTGCATTACTGGTATCCCTATCAACGAGTTAGCGTCGCACAAAGAAGAAGTATACAAAAAATTAAATGAAATGAATCTGGGACAGTTGATTATCAAGAAATACCCGGCAAAGACGGCATCGTCTCAAACTCTTAAAAATCATCTTGAGAAGATTAAAAAGCGTGGCGTTGGCGTTGACATTATTCTTATCGATTATGCTGATAGAATGAAGCCAATCACTGTTAGCAAAGAGGCCAAGCGCTTTGAGTTAGAAGAGATTTATGAAGATCTGAGAGGGATTGCAGAAGGATATAATGTTCCACTTTTTACGGCAAGTCAATGCAATAGGTCTGGGGCTCAGGCGGAACTTATTACCCAGGAAGCAATTAGCGAAGCCTATAATAAGGTGTTTCCTTGCGATTTTATTTTTACTTGTACTCGAACCAAAGAGGAAAAGTTGGCAAAAGTTGGCAGATTTTATATTGCCAAAAATCGATTTGGGTATGATGGGCAGATATTTCCTTGTAAATTTGATCCTGACGCTGTAAAGATTGAAGTGTTTCCAATTAAGATTGAAGACGCTCCGAAGGCAGAGAAAGAAAAAAAGGCCAATGTTGCAAAGTTACAGAAAGAAGCGCTTTTCAGGGCATATCAATTAACCAAGACTGACAAGGAAAGACCAAATTAAAAATGACGAAATATAATAAAGACGACGTTGCAAAAGCGAGCTTGGAATATTTTAAAGGGGACTCTTTAGCCGCTGACGTGTTTGTCAAAAAGTATTGTTTGCAGGACAAAGAAGGAAATTATTATGAACTTACACCTGATGATATGCACAAGCGACTTGCAAAAGAATTTGCGAGGATAGAGAAGAACTATAAGAATCCATTGTCAGAAGAGGATATTTACGAACAGTTAAAAGGGTTTAAAAAGGTTATTCCCCAAGGTTCTCCAATGGCAGGGATTGGAAATGATTTTGGACTAATGAGCCTTTCAAATTGTGTCGTTGTTGAATCCCCTTCTGACACAATCTCAGGTATTTTTGAGACAGCTAAAAAGATTGCCAATTTGAGTAAAAGACGTTGTGGGGTCGGGGTCGATATTTCGACATTAAGACCGGAGGGATCATCGGTTAGTAACGCTGCTAAAACTTCGAGCGGAGCTTGGTCTTTTGCAGATTTTTATTCTCTTGTTGTTCGCTCAATTGGGCAAAGCGGGCGTCGCGGGGCACTAATTGTAACACTCGATATTGCACACGAAGATGTTGAAAAGTTTATTTCCGCAAAACAGGATTTAAAGAAGATTACCGGAGCAAACATCTCTGTTAAGATTACAGATGAATTTATGAAAGCTGTTGTGGGAGATAAAGAATTTACTTTAAAATTTCCAGTTGATAAAAAAGAAGAAGAATGTTTGATTGTTCGTAAAATTAGAGCTAAAGAACTGTGGGAAAAAATTGTTCATCTTGCCACTACAACTGCGGAACCTGGGATTCTATTTTGGGATAGAATTGTCGACTATTCTCCTCATGGCTCATATAAAGAATTTCAACCTTACAGTGTAAACCCCTGTGGAGAAGTCCCGCTAAGTGTCGAGAATTGCAGGCTTATTTGTATTTGTCTTAAAAATTATGTAAAAAATTCTTTTACGGATAAGGCGGAATTTGATTTTGCTTCTTATTGCGAATCAGTTAAAATTGCAAGTCGTTTGGCCGACGATTTAGTTGATTTAGAATTGGAAAAAGAACAAAAAATTATTGATACAACGGATAATAAAGAAGAAAAAGAAATGTGGCAGGAGTTTTATGATTCTGGCAAAAGAGGACGACGATTTGGCCTCGGCACAACTGGTCTTGCAGACGCCCTGGCCTGTCTTGGCCTGGCATATGATTCTGAAGAGGCTCTCAAAGTCGTTGATAAGATTTACAAACTGCTTCGTAACACTGCTTATGAAACAAGTGCCATTCTTGCTGCCGAAAGAGGAGCCTTCCTGGCATTTGATTGGGAGAAAGAGAAGGATAATGAATTTATTAAGAAGCTTCCTCAATCAATTCGGGATTTTATGGCGATGCACGGTAGACGCAATATTTGTCTATTGACAAATGCCCCTACAGGAACAGTTTCAATTGTTGCCCAAGTAAGCTCTGGAATTGAGCCAGTTTTCAGAAACAAATATACTCGTCGCCGCAAGTTGGAGTCGGGCACGGACGATGCACCAGATTTTACGGACGCACTTGGCGACAAGTGGAAGGAATATGCAGTATATCATCATAACGTGCAGGAGTACATAAATATTTCAGGAAAGGAAAAACTTCCAAGCTATTTTGTTGAAGCAAATACGATCAAGTGGGAAAATCGTGTTAAGTTACAAGGGACTATACAGAAATATATTGATCATTCTATTTCTTCGACGATTAATCTTCCGGCCGGCACAACAGAAGAAACAGTTGGTCAAATCTATATGATGGCTTGGGAAGAAGGATTAAAAGGCGTTACAATTTACGTTGAAGGTTCCCGCGATGGCGTGTTGATTTCGGACGAAGAGAAACATAAAAAGAATCCATTTATTGAGACTCGGCCGGTTAAGCGACCAGAGCGATTGGAATGTGATATTCATCGAGCGAAGGTCAAAGGCGAAGATTATATGATTCTTGTTGGTAAACTTGACAACAAGCCATATGAAGTGTTTGCAGGACTGGCGGAGAACTTTGAAATTTCAGAGAAATATAATAAAGGTTTTATTGAGAAGCGCAAATGGAAGACGAAGTTAAATCGATATGATTTGTGCTTTGGCAACGAAAGCGAAATAAAGATTAAAGATATTCTGAAGATGTTTGATAATCCGAACCATGGGATCTTGACAAGGATGGTGTCTTTGGGGCTTCGTCATGGCGCTGCTCCAAATTTTATTATCGAGCAGATGTTGAGAGAAGATGATAGTGATTTCAATAGCTTCTGCAAAGTTATGGCAAGAACCTTGAAAAAATATGTTCCCGATGGTACAATGGCGAGTGGAAATGAAAGAGTGTGCCCAGAATGCAGCCTGCCTTTGATGTATCGCGAGGGGTGTTTGGCCTGCACTTGCGGCTGGTCTCGTTGCTAAAACAGGAGGATTAAATGTCTCGCTCAACTCAATTCATTGGCCTAAACAAGTGCGCTCAACGGTTTATCATGGAGTGCGCGATAGACAATGAAAATAACCGAAGAATGTATAGCACTGTTGAAGGAATGTTTGAGGAAAAGAACCCTCTTTATTGTTGGAAGATCAAATTCCACCCAGAAGATGAAAAGGAATATACGGTTGAAGAGGTCGTTCAAGCAGAGCCCTGGTCTTCTGGCCCAATGATTTTTACTTGTTTGGAGGTCATCTTTGACGATCAAGCGGGCAAGGATGGCAGGTACAGAATTTGTGAATGGCGCTGCAATCCGCTTGTTAAAGGCGAAGTTGATTATGAGTGCGGGGAGTTTTGGGTGTGATTAAACCTGGAGATATAGTTTTAGACGAGAACGATCGTTATTATCTTATTTTAAAGAAGGGAAGATATGGGAATCCTTCAACTTTAGGATTTCAAATGTTGCCGATAGTAAACACCACATACAGTATTCCGACCTTTTGGCCCAACAAGCCAATTGTAATGGAATTAAAAAAAATACCTTTAATCTGGGACTCGGTTGAGAACTTAAATAACAAAAAATATTATAAAAAGATAATCGGTGAAAGATAATGTCTCCAATTATTTTTAAAAAGGGAAGCATAATAAGATCTACCAAAAATAATAATTATTTTGGAGGCGAGATGTTTCTATGTTTAGAAAACATATGTCGATATCACAAAAACAACTATAGAAAATTAATGTTACTTTCTATTGAACGAGAATTGGAAATTAAAAGATATTATTTGGGCGATGTTATTGCTGATTGGGAAAAAGTGGTTGGGAAAAGATGAAATTTAAACCTGGAGATATAATAAGAAGTGAACGGTGGTTTATGCAAGTTACAGATTGTCACGATGGGATATATTTTCTATTATGTTTATTCTCTCTTCCCGGAGCATATGTTGGGAAAGGCTGTGTAGCGACGGCAGAGAGAGAGGACGTGATAGACATTTCTTATAATTTGATTAAAGGCAAACGATGAGTCTCAAAGTTGGAGAAATTATTATGGTTGTACCCGGAAAGAGTAAAATCTTTAATAATATCGGATCTTATGATTGGGGAGCGGGTTCTATTGGCTTGGTCGTTGGATCTGAGGAAGGTGGTTTTGTCAAAGTAGTTTGGCTTAAAAAGATAGATATTATAAGTGAAATAGGATATGTTTATAACGATGGCCGTGATACAAAAAAAATAGTTGGCAAGAGATAATGAAAAAAACCAAACGTAAGCCTTGTTTCTTTAAAGGCGATATTATAGAGCTTGTTTCTATACGAAATTCTTCTTACGCAGGTTCTATTTTTTTATGTCTTGAGGATTTATGGGCTAATGAAAATCAGGAAAGAGGAAGAGCGATGTATTTGAGGGACTCTTTTCAAATACATAAGGTGGGGCATATAACCGGTTTATGGGCTAAAAATAAAAATGATTTTAAATTAATCAAAGGAGAGCGCAAATGACAATCAATGGAAACGTGAAGATTAAAATTAAGTTGGCTAATCCTAATTTTCCTTTGCCAAAAAAGGCGCACGAGAACGACGCAGCATATGATTTGGTTTACCCTTATGATAGCTTAATTGAGATCGAGAGCGGAGATCGGAAGCTTATTCCTTGTGGATTTTCAATGGAATTGCCAGAGGGGTACGAAGCCCAAATTCGTCCAAGATCCGGTCTGGCAATTAAACAAGGGATTACAGTCTTAAACAACCCTGGAACGATTGACGCCGACTACAGAGGTCTTGTCCAGGTTATTTTAATTAACCTTGATTGTGAAACGTTTTCTATTTGCAAAGGCGACCGCATTGCCCAAATGGTAATCCAGCCTGTTCTGCGTACAAGTTTAGAAGTTGTTGACAAACTTTCTGATACAGATCGCGGGGATGGCGGATTTGGTAGCACGGGCAAGTAATATTTTTTTGTTTCTCGGCAAAATGTGATAGACTTTGCACCAACAAAAGGAGATCTAAAATGACTGACAATGACAACATCGAGAAGCCCAAGAGTTTGCAAGAGCACATCATTGATTTTATCAAGACGTTGGCAACGGTTGACTATGAGATTCAACCTCTTCGTGAGCACTGGAAGGATGTAAAGAAGCGTTACAAGGAAAACAAGTGGCTGGACGCCGACCAACAGAAGCTGGCGGTTAAGGCGTACAAGATGCTAAAGAATCAGGAGCAACTTGAACAGTTGGCAGATTTTTATAACACGATCAATGATAAGGTTGGCTTGATTGAGTCGTTGGTTGATAAGTCCGCAAAGGATAAGTAAAAATGTTTCACCCAATGAATAGTTATCTTCTTGTCGAGAAGATTGAGACGGAAGATGAAAAGAAGCATCAAGATTTTTGTCTTGCCAACATGGCGCCTGCACCTTCAAAGGCCCATTGGGTTGTCAAGCAAATTTCTGGCTCTGGCCCGTCAAACGATTATTACAACGGAAAGCGATTGATCGTTCATTCTTCAGGCATTGAAGAAGTTAAATTGGATGGCAAGATTCTTTACTTCGTTCCTTATTCTTCTGTAATCGCGGCAGAAGAGGAGGATTTTTAATCTCCTTTTTTTCTTTACTTTTTCTTTTTTTTCGGCTAAAATCGATCCATGAAATCAAAATCAAAGAAATTGTACGATCATCTTTCCGGACAGGAGCAGCTTGAAGCCGTAAAGAAATATGGAGATGCAATCCAGCATATCAGCAACCCATCAGAGGCTGTCCAGCTTGAAGCCGTAAAGCAAGATGGAGATGCAATCCGGTATATCAACAACCCATCAGAGGCTGTTCAGCTTGCAGCCGTAAAGCAAGATGGATATGCAATCTATTATATCAACAACCCATCAGAGGCTGTCCAACTTGAAGCCGTAAAGAAAAATGGAGATGCAATCCGGTATGTCAACAACCCATCAGAGGCTGTTCAGCTTGACGCCGTAAAGAAATATGGAAATGCAATCCAGCATATCAACAACCCATCAGAGGCTGTCCAGCTTGAAGCCGTAAAGCAATATGGAGATGCAATCCATTATATCCGCAACCCATCAAAGGCTGTCCAGCTTGAAGCCGTAAAGCAAGATGGATATGCAATCCAGCATATCCGCAACCCATCAGAGGCTGTCCAGCTTGCAGCCGTAAAGCAAGATGGAAATGCAATCAAGTATATCAACAACCCATCAGAGGCTGTCCAGCTTGAAGCCGTAAAGCAAGATGGAGATGCAATCCAGTATATCAACAACCCATCAGAGGCTGTCCAGCTTGAAGCCGTAAAGCAAGATGGAGATGCAATCCATTGGCTCTTGAGCAAGCGCATTTGGCCTTCTGGAGCTGTCATGGTTGCAGCGGTTAAACAAGATCAAGAAGCGGTCAAGTGGATTGCAAATCCAATGTTGGCTTGGGGAAAGTGGTGAATTAATTCGAGAAACGAAAAAATAATGGCCGGCAAAGAAATATACATTCCTCAACTGGCGATAGGCTCTGACTATCGTTCGGTTAAATCTGCTTTCAGCCTCGGTATCCCATTATTAATTGGGGAACTTCGCTATCCTCATTCGATATTGGAAGCGAGCGTCAAAGAGCGCTCAGAGGAGATGGACGAAATATTGTTTATGATGTCTTTTCAGGGACTTCTTCCCTTTGGCATTGTAAACAAAACAATAACAACGTTTTCTCATGAAAAGAACACGGTAAATGTTCAATTTTCAGAAGAAGTTGACAACAATGTTTATCGTCCGATTAAAATTAAATTTGACAAGCTTTATGTTTTCGATGATAAATGTTGGTCAGTCGGTATAGACTTTCCAGCGCATACAGATAATGGTGGCGAATACATTATCATAGATTACTTTGAATTAAAAGAAAGAGCCGGTCGGCCCGTACACTCTACTCTTAAAACCTGGAGCCCGGAAGAAGAAAGAAGATTTATTTCAAAAGTTTTATTGTTGCCCTCGGATAAAAAGGGAATTGTTGACAAGATTGCGGTTATATCTTATTTTAGCAATGATATGCTGGAGGACATTGAGTTCAGCACTTCAATTGTTTCAATTAAACTTAAAAAGATTTTGGAGCACATGGAAGTATTTGGAAGGAAAAGAAAATACAGATTACTTGACGGAACGGTTAAAGAAGGTTACGATCGTGTGAAGGCTACGTTCTTAGAAAGAGAAAGAATTAGTCGCAGTATAAATTACTATAAGAACACAAGTAATATAATCTTTTTGAATCACGGTGAGATTGATGAAGAAGTTTCCCATCCTTAAAAAGAAAGAAAACGGCTATCCCTTTGATATGGCTGGCATTGTTCCAGTTGCCGGGTCTATTTTTAAAGGGGGATTGCATCTTCCGGTTGGCCCTTGTTTGCTACCGATTGGGAGACATTTGAATTTAATTGAACATGCGGTGCTAGAGTGCATCGGAGCAGGATGCTCGGCTGTTTGGATTGTTTGCACGAATCCGATGGAACCGCTTTTAAGATCTTGTGTGGGAGAATATTACGAAGTAAAGAATAAGACAAAAAAGAATATTTATTATCTTTCGTTAAATCAAGAAGATGTGAAAACTAGAAATTGTTCTGTTGGATGGAGCATTTTATACGGCGCGACAGTTGTTAATCATATAGCAAGGATGTTTGCTCACAACATAGTTCCACGAAGATATTATGTTTCTTTTCCTCTTGCGATTCATTCTATTTCCAAAGCGAGAACGATTGGAGAGGCGTTTAGAAACAGCGGGACAACAAATAAAAATATTATTCTTTATTCTCCCGAGAAGGTTTCGGTGTTGGAGGATGCTCCGGTTAACTTTTCGTTCTGTAGAGAAAGTTTGCAATGGATTCAGGAGAATTATGATCTTCGCGAAAAGGCAGGAAAACCTATTTACAAGCTAAAAGATATTTTTAAGCCATTAGACGGAGACAAAGTGGCATCTCAGGTAACTCCTTTTTATTATTATATTGATAGTTGGAATAGTTATTTAGAATTTTGTCGTTCAAGCGCTGCAAGACATATTAGCAAAATTAATTATCATCCAAGAATGCTAGATGAGAACGATTATAAAGTAGTTGGAGACAACAATGACTGAATCTAAGATTCCATTTATCAATCTTCATTGCCACGATACCTTTAGCGTGAACGATGGATTTGGTTTTCCAATGGACTTTATGAAAGCGGCTCACGCGAACGGGCAAGAAGCGATTGCCATTACCAACCATGGTAATCAAAATTCTCTTTCGTATCAAGTGGAGGCACATTTAAAGCTGAAGAAGGAAAATATAAACGTTAAACCAATCTTTGGAGTAGAAGCTTATTACATCGATTCTTTTACTGAGTGGCAAAAGCTTTATCAAGAATACCTAGAAGAAAAAGGACATAAAGATGATAAAGATGAATTGGCCGGTACGATTGTTAATACTGACGATATGGGCAAAGCGGGGTCTATGTTCAAGAATAAAATCAATTGGAGAGCGCATATCGTATTACTTGCTCAATCCCCGAAAGGGCTGAAAAATCTCTTTAAGATTATTTCTTCTAGCTATCGGCCAGGAAATTTCTATCGTTTTCCCAGAATTGATTATGAATTGATTAAAAACAATAGCGAAGGTCTTATCGGACTTGGCGCTTGCTTATCTGGAATTTATGCAAAGGACTACTTCAGGAATCGTGATGATGGCGATGAAGCGGTAATGAATGCGATGCGAGAAACAACAAATAAAATGTTTGCTATCTTTGGGAAAGATCGTTGGTATGGCGAGTTACAATGGAACGCCTTTCCAGAGCAGCACACCATTAATCAGAAGCTAATTCAACTTTCAAAAGAAACAGGATTGAAGTTGGTTTCAACTTGTGACGCGCATTATGCCAGAAAAGAACTGTGGAAAGATAGATTACTTTATAAGAAATTGGGGTTTTTAAGTGAAAAAGCTGATTTTTCATTGCCTAGCGGAGTTGATGAATTGGAATGCGAGTTGTATCCAAGAAGCGGTGACGAATTGTGGGAAGCATATAAGTCATACTCAGCTCGTGCTGGTATCGTTTATGATGATACTGTTATCTTCGAAAGCATCAAGACAGCTTATGACATCGGGATTTCGAAGATTGAAAGCTTTCTTCCGGACACTTCTACCAAACTCCCGAAGGTACAACTCCCTGCGGGCAAGAGCGCTGAAACAGTTCTTTCTGAAATGGCTGTTGCTGGTTTAAAAGCGAAGAAACTAAATAAAAAACCTGAGTATGTTAAGCGATTGATGCACGAACTTCTCATCATTCAAAAGCGAGGGTTCAGCAATTATTTTCTTACAATGAAAACCATTGTGGATCTCGCCAAAGAACGAATGCTGGTTGGGCCAGGAAGAGGTTCGGCAGCAGGGTCGTTGTTGTCCTACGTTCTTGGCATTACCTCTGTTGACCCCATTCGTTGGGGATTAATGTTTGAACGATTTCTGACATTGCCTGACAATCCAGACGAGTATCTTGGTTATCCCGATATTGACTTTGACAGTTCGAACAACTCTCTATTAAAAGAGATGTGCCGAGAAAAATGGGGCTCTAATTCTGTTATTTCTATTTCCAATTTTAATACTTTGAAATTAAAATCTCTTGTTAAAGATATTTCTAAGTTTTATCATATTGACTTTTCTGAAACGAACGCAGTAACAAGTCAAATGATGTTGGAAGCAACTCCGAAAGCTAAAGAAGTACATGGAATTAAGAGCGGGGTATATGATCCGACATATCAAGAAGTATTAGAATATAGCCCGTCTTTACAGAGATATTTCAAATCTTACCCGTTACTCAAAGATCATGTTGAGCAACTAATTGGACAGATTAGAACGGTTGCTAAACATGCGGCGGGCGTTATCATTACCGACAATGCAGACGAAAATATGCCGCTTATTGTGGCGCGGGGAGAAGTTCAAACTCCCTGGGCCGAGGGTTTGAACGTAAGACATCTTGAGCCGTTCGGATTTATTAAGTTCGATCTTCTTGGTCTTGCGACATTGGCGATGTTCGAAAGAACGATACATTTGATCTTAAAAAAGCAACGAGGGATTGATCCAACCTTTGACGAGATAAGAAAATTTTATAACGAGAACCTTGACCCTGACGTTATTGATTTTAACGATAAAGCTGTTTGGACGGATGTATTTGTTAACCCTCGAAAGATGGCGGCGGGGATATTTCAGTTTTCATCTCAGGGTGCGCAAGCGTTTTGTAGGAATGTAAATCCGACAACGATAGAAGAATTATCGAATATTTCGGCGATTTATCGGCCAGGCCCACTGTCTAGTGGCGTCGACATTTCTTATTTGGAAGCTAAGAAAGAGCCAGAAAGAGTACAGTATCTGCATCCTATCATAAAGCAGACTCTTGAAAAAACTTATGGGATGTGTATTTACCAAGAAAATATTGCAGCTTTAACGTGCGCTTTGGGAAAAAACATTTCTCTTAACGAGGGAAACCAACTTCGCAAATTGTTGATTAAGAAGGGAACCGATAAGGGAATTGAAAAGAAAGAATCAATTTACAATAGATTTATAGAGGGATGTGCCGAAAAGGGAATTACAAAAGAACAAAGCGATGACATGTGGAAGTCTATGGAATCATTCAATAAATACGGATTTTGCGCCGGACATTCCACGAGCTACACAATCATTTCCTATATCTGCGCTCATCTGATGCACTACTATCCGGATGAATGGATTGTTGCGTTTCTTGATAACGAGCCTGAAGATAATAAGTCGCAAGCTATCGGGGCCGCCATGGCGCTAGGCTATACAATTGAAGAGGCAGATTTAAACAACTCTGATGGCTATCACTGGGCAGTTTCGCCCGCCAAGCCAAAGACTTTGATTCAACCTTTGGTTATTATCAAGGGTCTTGGAGGAAAGGCGATAGAAGAAATAATTGCTCATCGTCCTTTTAATACTGTTGAAGAGCTTATATTTCACGAAGAGATTTCTTATCAGAAATTAAACAAGAAAGCGCTCGACGTTTTGATTAGGTCTAGCACGCTTTCAGGCTTAATGGATGATAGATTCGTTGGAGCAAAGCACTTTTGGTCTTGCGTTGCAGTGGATCGGCCGAAGACAAAAAAGAAATTATTGGAAAATATTGAAACATATAAACCAGAAGGCGAATTTACTTTAGAAGAAGTAATTGAGTTTAAGACTGAATTGCTCGGGATATATCCAGTTGAATTGGCGGTTGGGAAAAGAACCTTGAAAACCCTTTCTGATAACTTTGTCTGTCCTTTGTCGGTTCATGATGAGATACTGGAAACCTGTTGGTTTATCGTGAAGGAATTTAATTGGCGGAAGACAAAAGAAAATAAATATTACTGTATTCTTGATGTTGTTGATAGCACGGGTCAGATTAACAGCATCAAGTGTTGGGGAACCGATCCAAGTGTAAACAACTTTCTTATTCATCGAGCATATTACGCCAAGAAAATTGACTTTAGTGAACAATGGGGATATAGTGCAAGGAATATAAAGAAGAATTTTGTGTTGTTGGAGAGAAAATGACGCTCTATCCCAAAGGAACCTTGTTTTGGAGAAATCCGTCAATTTGGAATTATACAGAAAAAGTGATTTTAATTTTAAGAGGGACAGAAAGCTGTCTTGAGTTGGCAGAGGTGGATGACCAAGGGCAGGAGCACAACAAAAGAATTCTTGACATTTATCGAATATGGTCAGATGTTCTCGGAGTGGTAACTATCAATTCTGAAACTTTGGAAAGAAATTATAAAGTGATAAAAGGTAAAAGACCGTGAAACAAAAGTCTCGCAAGGAATATTACAACCTCAAAACTTCCAAGAAGTATTGGGATCTTTTCACGCTTCTAAACCCGAAGTGTAGAAACGTGTATGATCGAGCAATAAATTATTATTTGTATCTCGATAAAGAAAGTAAAGGCGTTCCTAAGCCAACGGGAAAGTATTCTTATATAGATAATCGATACATCCTAGAGCAGTTCTATCTTTGTGTTTTTCGAGACAAGCTGAACCCTCTAACGATTTTTAGAGCATTTGTAAGGGGTTACATAGCCGGAGACAAAGATCTTAGAGTGTTTATTGACAAAGTGAAAAAAGAGATTAAGATTCAAGATGATATGGTAAGGGCACAAGAGGGGGGAGAAGAGAAGGAGAAAGAAAAAAGAGAGCAAATTATTGGTCAATTCGCGCTTGAAAAGAAAGAAATTGAGAATGTTTTTGATATAATTGCCGCCGGGTATGATGAACTTAGGAGAAAATGATGAATTTACTTGATAAGCAAATAGAAGTTTTGGCGAAAGATGAAGAAAAAAGAGATTGTTGTAAAACGTGTCAAAAGTATAACTATCCATGTCCTCATGACGATTGTAACCATTGGATGAATTATGATGAAGATTTAAATTGTTGTCTTATCGCGATTGAAAAAAATGGCCCAATGTCACCAAAAGAAGTTGGAAAACGGTTAAGGATGACAATACTGGAAGTGAAAAAAGTAGAAGAAATAGCCAGTCAAAAGGTTCGGCGGCGCTCTATTTATAACGATATAATCGAAAGATACAAAAATTATTTATAAAATCATGATTTTGGTAAGTATTGAAACTATTTATTAAAGCAAGTGAGAATAAAAGGAGAAATCAGACACATGGCAAAGAATAAAGCAAAGCCAATCCTTTCCAATGAAGTTATTAGCAAATGGGGAAAAATGGCGAAGATCAATGAGTCCTTAACTCAGCGACATCTACAGATGGAGGGCGGGGAAGAGGAAGAGGAAGAGCACGAGGGCGGCGAAGAAGAAGCCTTCCCCCCGGCAGAAGATAGCGGTGAGATGCCGCCGGCCGAAAGCCCGATGCCCCCAGAGGGCGCAGAGGGAATGGAAGGCGGGGCCGTGCCAGAGGCACAAGTAACTGAGCTAGTGCAGGCGATTGCAGATACAATCCAGGCTACTACCGGCGTTCCGGTTTCGGTTGAAGGTGCTGGTGCTGGTGCGGGCATGGAAGGTGGCGAAATGGGCGGCGAAGAAGCACTGCCCCCGGCCGATGCAGGCGTTCCTCCTCCGGCTCCAGAAGGTGGCGAACCCCCGATGCCGCCGGTACCGGGCGAAGAGGAAGAGCTGCCGTTAAAAGAAGGCGAAAAAATGTCTCCTCCGTCTTCTCCAAAGGCACAGGCCGTTAAGCCAGGTCTCGTAGGTTCGACGGGCAAGGTTCCTGGCAATACCGCGAACAAGGTTCCTGCCAATCTTATGCAGGAAGAGGAAGTTCCGGTAGAGGAAGGCAAAGGCAAGGTTCCGAATGCTCCGAAGCCAGGCGCTGCCAAAGGTCCGAAGGCACAAACCATTGACAAGGGTTTACTAGAGAATGACAAGTTGATGGAAGAACTGGTGAACCGTGTTTATGCGCGCCTTACTGGTCTGGTTAAAGAAGCGCTTGCCAAAAAGACTTCCGCTCTCAAGAAGTAATTAATTCCTATTAATAAATTTTCTATTTTATCCAAAACATAGGATATACTTGATCTATGGAGGAATAATAATGTTTAAAATTTTAGCAGCAGAAGCCGAAGAAAATAACGATGAATCTTGTGAAGATTGTGAAACGCTTCCCTCAATCGCGAATTTAGGAATTTCGGTAGTTGGCTTATATGGTCCGGTTGAAGAATCTTCTTGTGCTGGCGCAATCTTTGCAATTCTTCAATATGTTCACATACTTGAAGAACTTGAAGAAGAAGACGTTAACAAACAAATTCCATTTACGTTTTATATTTCAACTGCTGGCGGCAACACAGAAGATATGTTTGCTCTTTACGATGTAATCGAACATGCAAAATCGAAAGGGGTAATAATTAAAACAGTTGGGGTTGGAAAGGTATTTTCAGCCGGAGTTCCGTTATTGTCTGCTGGAACAGTTGGCTATCGATTTCTTGGGAAAAATTGTCGGATACTTTTGCACGATATATCGGTGGACGGCTCAATGATTGGGGACTTACAGCACATCACTAACGAGATCAAAGAAATAAAACTTGCAAAGAAAAAATATTATGATATTTTAAAAGAAACTTCTGCCGTTAATGACAAAATGATTAAGCAGATATTAAAAAAGAAAGTTAATTATTATTTTTCGGCAGAAGAGGCGATTAAGTATAGTATCGCAGATCATATATTGTAGGAGACGCTTCAATGTCTAGCAAGGTAGAAATTGTAACAAAAGATATCATTGATCTTAACGACGAAAATGACGTGTGTAGGAAAAGAGCGGCAGAAGAGCGTTTAGGTTTAGGAACAGATTGCTGTATTGATGCGACTGGAGAGAAGAGAGAATATTCGATTATTTATAAAGGACAAAAATATCCAATCCAGTGGAAAACAATTAATTTTCTCGACCCGGATGGAAAAAGCTGTAATTCAATTAAAAAAGATAACAAGGTTAATGATTTAATAGTTTTACATTGGACGGTTACAACAGATGCTCAAAGTACAATAAGAGTTTTAAAGGAAAGAAATCTCGGAGTAAATTTCATCGTTTCAGAAAATGGCGTTATCCTACAGTTGGCCGACATCGCTGAAATAACGGAACATTGCGCTGGAGCGAATTCCCGGTCGATTGGTATAGAAATCGTAAATCCTTATTTTTTGAAATTTCAACCTTACTGTACAAAGCATATAGGCCCAAGGCCGATTATTTTGGACGAAATCGTACATGGCCAAAAATTAGGACCATTTTTGGGGTTTTACGATGTACAAGAGCGAGCGGTCGCCGAGTTGGTAAAAGTTGTTTGTAATATTTGTAGTATTCCATTGGAGACTCCACGAGACAAAGATGGAAAAATTATTTCGACGGCCATGAAACAAGAAGATTTAAACAAATATCGTGGCATAATCGGCCACTACATGATTACAACTAACAAGATAGACCCAATTGGATTTGATTTTGAAAAAATGTTAAAAAGAATTAACGAGATTTAATCTTTTTTCGTAAATTGCAAGATATTGGAAAGAACCGGAGGAATAAATGAAAAAAATATGTACAGGTAAAGAGCTTCAAACTAAATGTCTTGAAGGCGTTCGGAAATTGTACTCGATTGTTTCAGACACTCTTGGACCGAACGGGAAAACGGTATTATTACAAGAGTCAAAAGATGGGATTATTTTAACCAAAGATGGAATTAGTGCAGCTAAATTTGTTGAGCTTGAAGATCCTTTTGAAAATGCGGCATGTACTATTGCCAAACAATCAGCTTCGGCTACCAATATTTCTTGCGGCGACGGAACAAGCACTTCAATAATTCTTACCTACGCCATTCTACAGAACGCCATCGAAATGTTAAATTCTGCCAAGGATTACATTACCGTTACTTCTCTAAAAAAATCAATTGAACGTGCGATACAACGGTCAGCAACCTACATTAACGATAGAACAAAGATTATTTCAAGTCTCGAAGAAATTAAAAACATTGCTCTCATTTCTTCAAACGGAGACGATGTTATTAGCGATTTAATAGTTAGGGCAGTCGATAGTGTTGGGGTTGGCGGAGCAATCTCGATAGAAGAATCACATTCTTTTAACACGACACTCTCTCTGATCGACGGCTTTAAATTTAATTCAGGCTATCTCTCGAATCAGTTTGTTAACGACCCAAGAAAGGGAATTGTCGTTTATTCAAATCCATTGGTTCTAGTTTCGGATATTTCTTTTACTATGGTTCAAGACCTGATGCCAGTATTAGAATTGGCAGCGCGCGAGAACGCTCCTTTGGTCGTAATCGGGGACATTAGAGATCAAGCTTTGGCAGCTTTAATTGTTAACGCTGCCAGGGGCACGATGTTAACGAGCGGCGTAGAATGCCCAGATTGGGGCGAAAATCGCAAGGCTATTCTCGACGATCTTTCTTTATTCCTCGGCGGTAAATATTTTAGACGCGATCTCGGAATGAATTTGCAGGATATCAAATTGGAAGATTTAGGGCGAGCCGAGAAGATTGAAATTTCCAAGAATTCCACCATTATTGTCAAAGGCGCAGGAGACAAAGAAAAGATTAATGAAAGGATTGAAATCTTAAAGCGAGAAGTTAAAGAAGAGAGCGATGAAAATCTTGCAAAGGTTATTCAGAATCGTGTTACAAGACTGTCTTCTGGGGCAGCGATCGTTAAGGTTGGCGGCCAGACAGAATCCGAAACGATTGAAAAGCTGCACAGAGTTCAAGATGCTCTAGAAGCTGTCAGGGCCGCAATCGACGGTGGAATCGTTGCAGGCGGCGGAACAACTCAGTTGGCAGTCGCAAAAGATTTGCTTTCTTTGACAAATAGCGATACGGTCTCTAACGTGGACAAGATTGGATTGCAAATTGTTGCGAAAGCACTTGAATGGCCCTTCCACAAGCTGGTTCAAAATGCCAAACAAGATATGGCCAAAGCAGAAGATATGCAAAAGAAGTTTTACGATAACGATTGCAAAGGAGGATTTGACTTTGCAAATTGGAAATGGGTTGATGATATGTTTGTTGCCGGAATTGTTGATCCTTCTAGGGTTGTGTCATTGTCTTTGGTTAATGCGGCAAGCGCCGCCTGTGCATTGTTAATGATGTCAGGGGCGATTGTAGAAGTTCCGGATGAAAAAGAAAAGAAATGTAAATGCTAAATTAATCTACTATTTATTTTGAGGGATATTAATATAATGGTTATGGAATTAGCAAAGAAATATGTGATACCTCAGATTGTAACGATTGCCGTTTTGATTGGCGGCTTCATTCTTTTTACTTATGTGTCTCAGGCGAAGGCCGACAAGAGCATTGAATTTCTTATAATGGATCAAGTGGTAATATCCAAAGAAGTTGTAAATCTTCAAGACGGTTTAAAGCAGACTCAATTGGATCTTGAAGGATTCAAAGGGGATAACAAGGTTGTTAACGAAAAGTTTGATAGTATTAAAACAGATCTAACCACGATTAAAAAGCAATTGTGGGAGATTAAGGTTCAAAAAAATGAACCCACAAAATAACATTGATATCGAAGCTTATATAATCGCCGAGAATCAAAAGAAAAAAGATTCTTCTATTCCGTTATTTGACTTCTTGGACGAAATCGAATATACTGTTCCTGAAGATGATGACCCAAAAAAAGAAACTGTGATTATCATCAATTTATAAAGAGGTTTTAATGAAAATTAAGTTTGTTCATTCGGATGGGACATCCACGTTTCACGAGGTTCAATATCCCTTTCCAGTTGAATATCGAGTTCCAAAGAAAACAGCAAAGATTACCACTTTTGATGGGGAGGCTACCGTTCCAATTAGAGTATCAGTTTTTTCTTTTTGCCGTCAAGAAGACGGTACATTTGAATATAGGGAGGAATAGATGAGAATACCAGGAGTGGAAATGATTAAGTTGATGCTTGTGGATGGAGAGATTCCAATTTATATTTCAGCAAGGAATATTGTTTCTTTTCATGGTTGGCCAAAAGAACATGGGAATAGCTCCACCTGTATCACAATGTCTGATGGAAACGATTGGGACGTTTTGCAAACTCCTGAACAAATTATGGAGGCTTTGGGACTTGAAAAGCTTGCCCTAAAAAAGAAGCGCGTTTCCAAGAGAAAGGCAAAGCGATGACATCCTATGAAATTTGTGAACAATGTTGCAAAGATAGCTCTCCCAATGTTCGGGAGATGATTGCAAAAAAGTGTCCCGTTGAATTTTTATCTAATTATGTGTATCGCGGAGAAAACTCAATGGGATGGAGCCTTAGAAAAATTGCGGCAGAAAGATGTACTATTAAACTACTTGACGCTTTTATTAACGATCCCGATTCAGATGTTCGAAAAGTGGCTATTGAAAGAATGCTAGATTATATTACAATGAAGGAGTGCCATGGAGGAACAAAATGACACGCATTAAATTAAGCTGGAGCTGTAACGACGAGGATGTTCTTGATTTGATTCACGAACATCTATCAAAAACCTCCGGTCAAAAGATTGAAGATGTTTCTAAGTTTGTTAATAATTCTCTTTCTGCGCTGTTCGATCGAGAAAGTGAAGACTCATCGATTCGAGCAGCGCATGTAGAACTCGGAGATGCGATGCGATCTCTTCAAGAATTATATGCTCTTATTGAAGAGGCCGACGTGCAGATGATGGCATATCAATCCTACAAGGACGGGTCGGCAGTACCGATAGAGAAGGGGTGGGGCGGTGGTAGTACCGTGGTAGCAGGGGAGGGGGGCTGCCCCAAGCCAGAGGACGGCTTTGTAACCAAATGACAGCAGAAATAAACATCCCTTGTTTTCTCCGGCCAATGCTAGAGTTTAAAAGTGGTTCTAGCCATGAAGTTCGTCTTGGCAGATATTCAAACAGTATTTATCGTGTAGAGGGTTACGGAAAAACTAAATGGGCTTTTTCTTGTTATATTGTTTTAGAGGAGGGCAAAATTAGTGACTATCTAGGGAAGGGTACAACATTAAAAGAGATTGGGATTGCTTGCATGAACTACCTTAATAAACCGCCAGAGCGGAAGAAGTTTGAGAAAACAGAAAGAGAATCAATGTTTGGCAAGTTATCAGAAGTTGTGGTTTGCTCTCCAATGCCAGACGACATGATTTTAGCAGCGGTTTTGGTGACAGATCAACAAAAAAATAAGTTTATTTGGGGAAAAGGAATAAAAAGAGGCAAGGTGGGATGATTCTCATGTTTGATGTTGACCCTGGCGATATGGATAGGCAAATTGAAGGCATTAACTCTACTATTAAAGAGATTAGAAGAAAGCAAAGGAATAGGCTGGTAATTGGTGGGATATTCGCAATATTGTTGATGTTGGATTTGCCCAGTGCTTTTACATTGTTGGGCTGGTTTTTGACAAGTTATCTTATAATTGTTTCTTTTATTCTTGGTCATTTATACTCGTCCATGGTGGAACTTGAGGATAGTATAAAGACTTTGGCCAATGTTGTCAAGATGTTAGAGCTTGAAAAAGGAGAAACAGTTATAACTAATGGAAAACAAACAGGAATTTAGCTATCATCAAAAAAAGGTTCTTTCAATCATTAAGTTTTTTGTTAATCGCGAAGGTTGCCAATCTGCGCCTTTTTATCAAAAAGATGTAACAGAGATGGCGACGTTTTCAAATGCTGTCGTGTCAGAGGTTTTCTTTTATCTCGAAAAGAAAGAATTAATAAAACTTATAGGATTTAACTGTAGTTATCCAGGTGATCAATCGTGGCAATTAACTGCCCGAGGAATTGAAATAATTTCTGCTATTTGATATACTTTCTGCCTATTTATAGAATAACTATGCGAAAGGAATAAAGAAAATAATGACAATGATTGATAAATTCAAAAGAAACCCCAATTTAACCCAACCCAAGGTTGAACCATTAAGACGACTTGGACAAGAGGAGCGCCCATCAACTCAAGTGGCACGCAAAGTTCCCTTAAGAACGGCGGACAATAAACTAAATCCTGATAGGCTTCCAGTTGAGGAAACCTCCCACGAAAATGAAAAGCCTTGGAGCGCTCAATATGAAGAGAACGATGTTATTCCAGCCTTATATTGGTGGCTGGCAGACAATCATGGTGGGCAAGGCTCTCCAGAGTACGCAGCATTATCACAATTATCCAGAATATATAAACCGGGTCCAATGGAGAGCGGTGTGCAACCTGATAGCTCAGAAGAAGATGTTTATAATCAATTAGACGCTTCAACTGCGGTTATGTGGGCGAACAAGATATCGGGAGTTCAGACAGAACCAGAGGATATGGAAGATAATGTTACGGGCAGAGAAACTAGTATTGAGCCGCCAACGAAAGGTAAACCTATGGGAAAATTAATGGAAGGCGTCAGAAGTGTTATTAAAGAAGAAGTCGAAAAGCTTTGCAAAGAATGTGGATTGAAAGA